ACATATTAGTATGTAGTTAGGTACTAACTATCCTCTTTCTGATTCAAAAGAATTTTAATCATCTGCTTTTCGTTAAACCAGATCACCTTCCCTTCCTGGTTAGGTATAACCGTTCCTCTTAATTTGTCTACTTGTTTTGTTATCTCTTTATGCACTTGGTAATTATGTATTATCAACATACCTTTGTAGGTATTACTTAACAACCAATTAAAAAATTGATTAATTGTATTTTTACTTTTACCTGCATCGTAATAAACAACATCGTAACTTTTAGGAGTACTAAATTGTCTATACTCATTAAAACTTTCTATGTAGAGATTTAGGTTATTGTAAGGCATAGTGTTTTCAATAAATTCACCAAACAAATCATCACTCTCTTGTCTGTTCAGTCTACCTTTTTCACCTAATCTAAAATGATCAACACAGTCAATAAAATTTGCTACTTCAGCAATACAAACACTGCTACGTCCTTTGTAGCTTCCAACCTCTAACACACCCTTGTTGTGGCAGAGCTCTTGCAAAACTTGACCTTCTATTATGTCAAGCCAACCTTGTATTTCATGCCATGCTTTAGTGGACATAACTTAACTTAGATTTAACTTTTTTAGCACGTTTAATAGATAATGATATAATTAAAGAAACAGCACTTTTTACAAAAGGTAAATTTCTGTTACGGCTTTCTTCTTCAAGCCATTCCATAATCTTGTGCTTATTTAATTCGCACCAACTAATACCATTACGGTCCATAATTTCGGCACGAGAATTACACTTACAATTTTTTGTAGCTACTATTCCAATCCGTTTTAGTAGTTTTTTGAGCTCAGTACCTACACCCCATCCCGGAGGCCAAGGCAGCTCTTTAACATCAAGTTTAGGATCTTCTTGGTTACAACTTAATACAGTTAAACCGAATTGGTTTTTATCATGAAATGTAGCAAACCATTTTGTGTTATTAGTAAACTCCCTGAGAGCAGGCCACATCCCTTCTTTGTTGCCAGCTCCTCCCCGACCGTAAAGCTCCGTATCGTGTATTACTATAAACCTGTTTACACTGTTTGAATAAGTGTTTAGAACAGACTGTATGTAAGGACCATTTTGTTGATCGTCTACAAATAGCATGTCCGTAGGTTCTATTGAACCATTGGGTTTTTGATTTTTTCGAATATCCAAATTTACAACGTTTTTGCATTTTGGTAATAGGCATTCTGTAATTAACTCATCTGCTTCGGTTGTGTAGCTGATTAATTTTTTGGGCATACCACAAGCTAAAGCAACAGTACTTTCACGTCTGTTGGTTATTTCAGTAACATGATCACACTTATTACTATATGTGATTAAGTTTAAGATATGTTGATTTAAGTCTCTAGGTTGTGTACGTGTCCAATCGGCAAGTTCTGTTAAGTTTAAGTTTTTATCGGGCAAGCTAAGACCATTAGAAGTTTTTCTTTCTTTAACAGATTCGTGAGATTCTGGATTAGCTATTATAGAATTCCACATACGTTCTGTTATTAGCCCACTAGCAACAAAATGAGTATGTATGGATTGTAAATCCCACCCAATTTCTTTCCAAGCTAATACGTAGTTTCGTACTTTATCATATCTATGTAATGGATACTTAACTCCATCCGGTCTACCAAAACGATGATTCCATCCAAGTCCCTGAATACACAGAGCTTTACCACCGTTTTGTCGTACCTTCTCGTGTATATAACCTTCTTCACCACCGAATCCTTTCATATGTGGATTGAATCCAGGCCAATGTTCTTTTAACATACTAAAGAATCCCAATCCTTGGGATGGTATCTCTACCTCTTTAGGTGTGTTAGAAGATGAAAACATATAAGAAAAGCCTTGTTGTTTTATCAACTCTTGATGACCAGAATAGTTAAAGTTCTGAGGTAGGCTTTTACCGCAAGTTGGGCATGATGTAACTTTTGTTCCTGTCATCATATCGTACACATTACCAATATGTATGTTATCTACTGGTCTATCATCATCCACATCGGTAACAAAAGTGTGGTTACAGTTAGGACAGTGAAACCCGTGAGACCAAATACCAAACATTTCTCCACGCCAACGTGGGTGAAAGTGTGTGCTAATGCGTACAGTGTCGTCCAAGAGAATAGGACCACTAATGATGTTACGACTGTTAGGATTAGTATTCCAATAGTCTTTGATGTTTTTTAATCCATTAGCTTCAAACATAACATGACAATCCATACACACTACTGCTTTACCATCAGCTTCATCAAATATGCGTTGTCGTGTTTGTGTCGTACCGTTATTGGGACCATCAAAAGGAATATACTTAAAACTATGAAAAGGTTGGCTCCAGCCTTTTATTAGAGTTTTTACGTGCTCACCATGACGAGTTGTTGGGCTGTTGTCAATTACGACTAGCTGTACGTCACGTACATCGTGGTACAGTTTTAAGGCTTGAACTGTAAAGTAAACACCATGATAATCTTCATAGTGTGCCATTCCTACAGTCAAAGATGGAGTAGTCATAATAGTGTCCTCTTCTATTACAAAAACAAATTAATTACAAAAACGCACAACGATTATTATACACTTCTCCAGGTTCTGTACAACCAACTTGTGGATCACCACTGTCGCCCTCACCTTGCCCCGGTCCAGGACAAAAACATTCAGCACCACAAGGATTATCAGTTGGAACCCAAAAACCATTAATACAAGTTAATTCACAGAAGTTAAATCTACAATCTTCTGGGGGAAGGGTAGTAGTACTGCTTGTAGTAACCGGCGTGTCGCAAGTAACTTCTTCGCAAGTTTGTCCAGCATTAAAATCAGTACTACCATAAGTGCTTGCACAATTTTCTTCACTTGTAATAACACATAAGTTACTTCCTTCAAAGTAGTAACAACAAGCCCCTGTAGGAGCAGCAGTAGTTGTACTAGTAGTTGTAGGAGTTGGTGTTGTTGCACCTAATTCACAAGGTACAAGAGTTGTAGTACCGTTGTTTGATACGTCGCATCCAATAGTAGGAGATATATAAGGACAGTAACAAGGACTAACACAGTTGTCTGTTATGTTACTCCAAACAATTCCGTTACACTGGTAAATACAATTACTCTCATCACATGGAGCACAAGGATCAGTAGAGCAATTTGTTCCTGAACCCTTCCAAACACTTGGGGGTCCTAATGCAGTACACTTAGATTCGGTAGTTTCTACACAATCTTCTAAATCTTCTCCATGACAACATGCACCTATAGCCGGACTTGCCGTTGTTGTTGTGTTACAATCTATCCCAGAACAACTTTGGTTTATGTAGAACGTACCATTGTGAACATTTGTGCATATAGATTCAAACACATTAGCACAAAATAACCCTACGTCAGTATTGTAGCAGCAAGCTCCAGGTGCGGATGTTGTAGTACCACTACCGCAAGCACTAACAGCAACAGAGCAAGTATCAGCACCATCGTAAGGAGGTTCTTCACAAGGGCATTCAGCAGGGCATGGGTTACTATCATTAACCCAAATAGTACCATTCCAACTCCATTCACATTCTTGACTGCATGGAGCTTCAGTAGTGGTTGTGGTTGGTTCTGTACTGGTTGTTGTATAGCAATCGTCACAAGGATTACGAGTTGTAGCTTCTCTGTGATCTGTACAACCAAAAGTATAAACTTTACAAGGTTCTGGGTTTTCTATACTTGGTACATCACAATAACAAAAACTGTAAAAGGTACAAGTGCTACCAGAATAATACCAACGACCATCCCAATAAATCCAAAAACACGTACCACTACATGAAAGATCAGGTGGAAAACTTGTCGTAGGTATACAACCTGTTGGTGTATATGTACAAGGATCTGAAGGCACATCGGGATAAGGGCATGGACAGTTGTAAGCACAATTGTTTTCTACTAATATCCATCCACCACCTGTTGGAAAAGTATACCATTGGCAACCATCAGTACAATGGATGTTAGGATCTGGCGTAGTGGTAGTTGTATTACAATCACAACTAGTGGTTGTTGGGTTAGTTTGACCACAATCTGGTGTTGTTTGAACAGATTCTAAAGGTTTGCAATCTGTTTCAGTACAGTCCCCATCACTTGTGCCACAAAACTCAGGGTAACGGCAATCACAAGGACTACTGGTTGTACTAGTAGTAGTTGACCTAGGAGTACACGGATAAGATGTTGTGTCTCCTGTTTCTGATACTTCGCAACCAAATCCTGGATCATCTTGACAAAGACAATCCCATCCATCACAGTTGTTTTCAGTGTTACGCCATTGAAATCCATCACACTCGTAGGCACAATAAGCAACAGCACAAACATCAGTGGGATCTTCTGTGGTAGTTGGTGGACATGGACACGCTGTAGTGGTTGTGCTACTTGTGGTAGTGCTTGGTCCTAAAGTTGTGCTAGTGCTTGTGCTAGTAGGAGGTCCACCACAATTATTACTATCAAGTACCCACAGTTTTGTTGTGTCATTCCAAATCCATCCACATGTGCCTGAACAAGTTTGGTCAAAACCACCAGTATCATTATCACTAGGGGGCGAAAAAGTGGTTGTCGTTGTAGTAGTGTTGCTGTCATTTTCGCCAGAAGGCTTTTCACAAAAGAACTGGCCTGCTTTACTTCTCCAAACTTGGAAGTATTTATTAGTTTCTCCGTTCAATTCATACACGTTGTAAACGTATTCTCGTTTGACAACATTATTTCCATCTTCATCTTGGAAACCACCAATAGGGATGATGTCCATATCCTCTAAATCAGGATAAGTATTATCTTCTCTTGTGTTTACAGCTACAGTGAATATGCAACATTCTAAAGCTCCCGGCTTGTCTCCCTGCATAGCAGGTATGAATTCATCTTTAGGGGCGTAAGCTATGTAATTATTATCTGACTTAAACCTTACATCATCTTCAGGTATACCATTTCTAGTAGGAGGTCTACCAGATTTTAGAAGGGTTAGTTGACGTTTAAGCAGAGTTACATCAGCTTTACTTAAACCGTAAATTTCTCTTTGAACCATACCAAGTGTGCCTTAGATTAAAATTATTTAGGATAAACACAGATGGTTAAAAAAGCAGTTTCATATTGGCTTCTTAACTTTAGTTTTGAATAATCTAAAAAACAAAACTTCATAAAATCTCTGGGAGAGATAGTACCTATTAAGGTGTCTTCGTAGATAACTTCTACAACTTTTTTGTTATCTTTTTGTACTGTTTCTTCTGTGGTTGTGTTGTTGTAATTCTTACCAACATTATTGGTTACTACGATATTTCCAATATTTTCTACAACTAAGTTTATTGGTTTTGCTTCTGTTCCAATGCTTTCATTTATCTGAAAATTTTGACCACTGGTTTGTGTTCTGAAACTGGTAGTAAATTCAAAAGGTACAGCAGGTTGATTAAGTTTTTCTTGATAAGAAGCAACCTTAAAAGTAATACGATCTTGTCTAGAAGTTGGCGGTCCTTGAACTATATACTGTTGCATATTAAAAACTCGTTGGGATACCTAGTGTTAAAAAGTTACTCTCTCTATAAAACTCAAATGGACCTATATTAGTGTAATCATCATCAGCTGCAATACCTCTACCTTGACCATCTAGTTGAATTCTTTCAAGATTTCCGTTTGCATCTACGTTTTTTTGAAAAATATCAACTCTTCGTTTGTTAGGCAAATTCCTAGGATTATTATTTGCTGCTACTTTATTAGGATCAACGTACTGTCTAGAGCCATCAGGTTTTAGCTTAAAAGGTAAAGTTCTAGTACCCTCATCTATAAAAGTTCTATCAAACGTTTCGTAGTTAATTTCGAATTCATACTCTATCGTATAGTAGTAGTTACAAACACCGTAGACGTTACGTGTCCAACTAACATTACTTAACTTAATACATCGTTTAGGTAAACCCCAAAGAGCTGCGTCGTTAACGGTGTTTACCATTGGTGTAAACGTAGATAAAGGTAATGTAGCTACATTTTTTGATATGCGGACTGTAGGTCTGGCTTCATCCCATTCGTTTGCTTGACCACTAAAATACTCATGACTACTACTTTGAATAGGTTTACCGTCTTTGTCTTCTTTACCTTCAGTAGTACCTTGGGTGAATCCCCCACTTACTTTATCTGGCTCATCTAAAGGATTTTCTATGCTTTCGTCTTGACATCTTTCACTAGGTATTGTTGAGTATGTGCTTGTTATTGAATACAGTATACCTGCTTCATTATTTTCTATCTTCTTTATTTTTCTAACAGGCTTACAAAAAGCCCAAGGATCTTGCTCTAAACCAAAGTTCCAATTACTACCTACAACTGGTAATCCGTTAATGTGTAAAGCTGTAAAGGGACCATAATCATCTGTGGGAACTTGAACTAATTGTGTTAAGTTGTAAGTTCTTTGACCATCTTGGTCTACATCTAAGTCAACACTTATTTCACCTATTACATGTGCTGCCATGATTTTTATTACTCCTCACTACTGTGTATGTGTTTGTTTAGTTTCCGCCCATACCAGCAAGTGCCGCAGGTAATAGGATTGTACCTCTTTGTAGCATTTGTTGAGTAGCCGTGGCAGTTTGTTTTTGATAATCTAATACTTCTTTAGCATTTTTTCCAGCAGTTACTCCTCTTCCTTGTGCTGCTGCTCGTACTTGTGTTGCATTCATTCTTCTTTGTGTTGCTGCTTGTAATGCTTTAATACTGCCTGCTTCCATTGCTTCAGGACCAAGTATATTAGTCTTTATATTTATTTGGCTGTCTTTTTCAACTTGCTTTATAAACTTTTCCATTTCTTTTTCAGCCATATTAGCATCAATCAAGCCACGAGTTTGCATCTTGTTTAGTTCATCTGCTTTTTCAAGTATTTTATCTTCTGCTGTTTTATACTTTTCAATTATCTTTGCAGCTTTGTTTCTTAACTTTTGTTCTTCTTTAAGACCAGCTATTAATTTTTGCTGTTGTCTTATCTCATCTATCTTGGCTTGACTAAGTCCTCGTTGAGCCAGTTCATTTCTCTTTACTGCATCTTCACCAATTAAAAATACGGCAGCTTCTCTTTGCATAGACTCTATCATGCTGTTTGCATCATCTCTGAGTTCAGTAGCTGCTCTTCTTTGATTTTCTCTTGCTTCTTTACCTTTTTCCGCTAAGTGTAACATCAGCATCATTGCTTTAGCTTGTGCTAGTTGTGCGTCTGTAGCACCTTTCATTTTAAGTTCGTAAAGTTTAACTTCATTTGAACTCATACCAAACGTATCTATTTGTTTTTTCAAATCTTTTTCAAGATCGGCAACAGCTTCTTTTGCTTCCAAATTAGTTTTGGCTTGGTTTTGCATAGTGGTATTTATTTTTTGAGCTTCTTGTTTATACCTCTCTAATGTTTTTTCTGTATGAGCAACAACTTCTGCGTATGCTTCCATTTGCATTACTAAGTGCATATATTCTTTGCTTGACTGTTGTCCAGCAGAAGCCATTTTCTTTTCTTTTTCGATCATGGCATCTAAAGTATTTTTTTGTTGATTTAGCTGTTTTGTACCCTTTTTAATTGCTTCATTATATGCCGCTAACTTTTCTTTATTGGTTTTAGCTGCCTTTGCACCCTTTTCTAAACCATCTATATAGTCTTTTTGGTTTTTTGTCCAATTCTTTAACATAGTGCCTTGTTTTGCCAAATTACCAACTTGTTGTTTTGTTTCTTCGTTGTATCCAGGAAGAATACTCAAAAGAAGTTGATAACCTTTGTATAAGAGCATCAATGCAGCGACTGCCAACCCTACACCTATAACAAATATCTGAAATGCTGCCCAAGCTGCCGCTACTGCTGCTGTTAATAATGGCATCCAAAAAGCGGATGTTGATACTATTACTGCTAATGCTGCAAGTGCAGCTACAATTCCTGCTATGATTCCTATTAATGCTCCCAAAACTATCATTACTACACCTGCTGCAATAGCAAGTAATGTGAAAACAAATACTGACCACTTAACCCAAGCAGGTAAGGCTATTATCCATTCAACTACTGTGCCTATTATCTCAGCTAAACGGATCATAACAGGTCCGAGCATTGTACCTATTTGGATTTTTAGTTCATCTATCTTATTTTTAACAATAGTTAATTGGGAAGCAAATGACTTTAACTGTTCATCACTAACTTTACGTGTAGTGTCAGACATTTGCTCCATTTCTTGTTGGTACTTTCTAATAGCATCACTAGTACCAAGTAAGGGTAGAATGACTTGTTGTACTCGGGCTTCAAAACCCATCATATCTAATCTAGCTACCTTTTGTTGAGAACTTAAACCCGCCATTTGTACTTCAATATTTTCTATAATGTCAGCCATATTAAGCAAATCGCCTTGGCTGTTGAATATAGTAAATCCTAATTGCTGCCATTCTTCTTTACTACTAATACTCGCTTTGGTAAGCAAACGCAAGAGACGGTCAAATTCAGTACCAGCTCGTTGAGCTTTTGTACCTTGGTCAGCCATTGCAGCTAAAACAGCAACACCTTCTTCTAATTCAATATTGTAGGACTTCATAGCAGCACCAGCACGAGTAGTAAGTGCTAAACTAAATTGCTCTACTGTAGCATTAGCCAAAGTATTAGCTTCCACCAGAGTATCGGTAACGTGACGCAGTTTTTCAGCCTGTTCAGCAGCACTACCCGTTTTCATCCCTAAAGCACTAAAAGCATCAGTAGCGAGGTCAGTGGCTTTTGCCATACTAAACATACCCGCTTGAGCAAACTGAGTAACAAGTTCTAAGTTAGCCATTGCTTCTTGAGCAGACATACCAGCAGAGGCTAGAAAAAAGTAACCTTGAGCTAAATCTCTAGCACTTTTTATACTTCTTGAAGAAATTGTTAGAGCCAATCTTTCCATAGATTCCCTAATCGAGTCATTCATATTTAATATGATTGCCGTAGATTGAGTCATGGCACTATCAAAGTCACTAAAAGCCTTAATACTTTGTCTTACTGCAATAACAGTAGGTACACCCAAACCAGCAGTAATAGCTAAACCAGTTCTAGTAAGAACTGAAGAAAAACCATCTAGTACTCTACTAGCACGAGTAAATGCAGCATTGAAGTTGGCAGTATCACCAACTAAATTAACAACAATTTGTTCTAATGCAAAAGCCACTACTTATCCTTTTGAAAACCTACTGATCCTAGCCATTTTGACTTAGAATTAAAACATGCTTGTTCTAGTGACATTTTAGGTTTGTTTACTGGGAGAGAGGATTCAAACTCCAATAAACAATCTTTTAGCTTGACGCCTCTTTTACCATTTGAGGCTTGAATAGTAGCTACAACATTAGCAAACAACCAGTCTTCTTTAGTTGTGCGAGAAGTACACTTATCTAAGTATATTTTCCACCTAACAAACTCTTTACTGGTTGTTTGCTGTTTGCATTGTTGCACAGGGAGATGCAGGTGAGAAGCAAGTTCGTACCAAAACTCCTCCTCACCCTGCATTAGTTTCCCTCGGTTTCTAAAACCTCATCATCTAGACCAGACATCTTTTGAACCATATCGAATACAGCTTTACTTACTCTAGCAGGCCAAGTATCAACTTCATCAACGGTAATATGTTCGCCAGCTTTTTCACCTTCTTTATAAGTACAAGCAAGTGAAATTAAACTGGATTGAATACCATCAAAGGAACTTAACGTGTTGTTACCTGCTTTATCTGTTCTTAATTTCTTGGCGGTTATTGTCATCCATCTATCTCTTAGATCTCCAGTGAGCTCTTTGACAATAATGGTTTCTTCATTACCGTTTTTGTTTTTAAGAATGATAATCTCTTCAGCAAGTTCAAGATTAAATACGATAGGGTTAGTCATAATAAAGATGTCCTCTAGCAAAGTTATGTTCTGGGAAAAGTACTGCTATGCACTTGTACCCCAAATTAAAATATCGAAAGTAACGTCATTTGCACCACCGACTTCTTCAAGTTTTAGAAGGTCAGCAGTGGCAGCAGTTACAGGTTTACCAGCGAGTGAAGGATCTTGGTATAAGAAATAAGCTCCAGGACCAATATCAAACTTATCACTAGTGTCTACAAACAAAGGAAAAGCATTTGATGCTGCTCCGCCAATTCTTAGCACATCTCCAGCAGTAGTATTGCTGTTTTGGATACTAATACCTTTAACCTTGACAAAATTTATAGTGTCGCCAAAAGCATCAGTTAAAGTACCCGCGAGATCAATTTCTTCGTTAGCTCCAGCAGTAAGAACTCTTCCCTTGTCAAACCACAACAAATCTTGCTGGTCAATAAGCGTACCAGTCAACTGCTTTACGGTGGAAGAAGCAGAAGGTTCAGCTTGTACCAGAACTCCATCTACTGTTTTAGTTTGATTAAACAGCAGTAGCAGGTTCATGTTAAGTTCAACAGGCATTAGTTAGTTCCTTTATGCTGTATAAGTTGGAGCCGATTCTGCTCCAGCTGCATCTCGGTTACTCATAATCAAAGTAATGTTAGCAGTAGGTTGACTTCCCTCTTCATTAGAGTTAGGAGTAAACTCATCTAACCAACCATAAAAAGCTAAAGTACTCGCATCTGGAAAAGTAACTGTAATAAGTTGGTTTGTGTTGACCATAGTGATAATATCATCATAAACTGCTGGGTCGTAAGAAACCTCAGCACTTACGTCTGTTAGAGTCTTTAGCTTCTTAGGTGCAAAAGTTCTCCAAGCAGTATTACGCATAGTAGTAACGTCGTTACTACCACCACCACTTACTCCCGGAGGGGTAACGGTTTTTTCAGCAAATGCTATAGAAGCATAAGGTGCTGGAAACGTGATAATTGTACTAAATCCATCTTCCATAATAGCCATGGATTTCTCCTTTCAAAAGTTTAAGTATATTCTTGCAATCTGTAAGTGATGATTGCATTTACCGAGTGATTAGTTAATCGTAACATTGGATCTTCGCCAATTAATGCTACATTAGTGGATCTTGTTATTGCTTGTATCACATAATGCTTATCAGCAGTAACAATAACTTCTTCACGTAAGATAGCATCAAATCTTTCTGAGATCTCGTAGCATTTACGATATCCGTCAATAGGATTAACACTACGAACAATAACTTGCAAACCAGGATGTTCTATTGTTTTACGATTTGTGCCTAATTTGGTTGTTTGATATCGTCCGTCTATTATTCCTGTTGTATTATAAATAGTTACAATTTCTTTTGGGACTTTTATTTGTGCATCGGGAGAAGGAGCCATATCAACATAACAAGCCCAAGTATTACCATTGCGATAATCTGTAACTATCTCATTATGTATGAGATCAGATACTATGATTTCTGCTGGTGAATGTCTCATTATCTACCTTCTAAAGCCGCTTTTTTAACTATCCTTGACATTTCTCTTTTATGTTGTCTAGCAGGACGTTCTAAGTATTTATTTGTTGTGCCAGGAGCACGTATACTACTTTGAGGTAATTCGTGAACAATAAAAGCGTATTTTGCTTTATATCCTACTTCAGCCTTTAATTCTCCTTTTTTATTGCTGACTTTACTGTAACCACTTTTACGTAGAGCTCCTGTCTTTATAGGACAGACCTCTAGGCTTTTCTTAAGTAAAAAGTCTGCACCAGCTTTAAGACCCAGTCTTGTACGTTGATGAGCGTAAAGATAACCTTGTTTTTTAAGTTGTTTCTTTACTTTATCACCATTAATTACTTGCATAGAAAAAGACATATTAAAGCATCACTATATAAAGGACTTCATCTTGATCGAAATTATGAATAAACCTTGTTGCACGTATTTCGCTATAACCATCGTTGTTTTCGGGAACCGATAGATCATCTAATAATGCTTGTTGACCTAACCAAAGAACATCACCTATAGATACTTCTCTATCAGGAAACACCTTAGCTTTGCTCATTTGTCTAACACCACCGGGATCTATAAATTCTTCTTGTACGTCATCCCATCTACAAGTTATTTCAACAGGGCTTTCGTATGTGCTTTGACCATAAAGGTCTTTGCTAAGTACCTTCCACCAAACAGCCGTCTGGTTACGTGGGGGAAGATCCATTAACGGTTTGTCAGAATAACTCATAAAGTTGCACTTTCATCCGGATCAGGAGTTCCTAGCCACGTTAAACCAGCACGTAGTCCAGCTTTACCACTTACTACCTTCTCATTCCAAGCAGCGAGTTCGCCACTAATATCTATTAGCATTGCTTGTTGTCCATATTGCGTTTGGTTCAAGTTAAGATCAACCTTATACTGAACTTTACGCTGTACAACATCTGCCTTTTCGGTATCAGCACGAACATCCCTGATGGAATAGAAGTGAGCAGTAAGCCACCGTTCTACCAGCTCTAGGCTAGTAGCATCGTGGTAAAGAATACCGTCTTCGTCCGTAGCAGGCAAACAAAACTTAGTAACTAAGTAATGAGCTGTTTCAATAAAGGGTGCAGCATCAGGGGTAATGCTCTCCTTTATTTTAACAATCTTACTAACCGCTTCATAAGTTGTGTAAGCCATTATTTATATCCTACGGAGAAGACAAGCAAACTTTATTTCTGGGAGGAAGGTGTGCCAGTAGCGGCACTTTTGGCTTCTGCTTTGGCTTTCACCTTAGCAGCAGAATCATCAGACTTGTTCTTAGCAAATCTTGAAGTCTTAGCTTTAACAGGGGCTTGCTCAATTACTTCGTCAAACTTATTTGCAAACATTGCACATAGGTCGACGTCGCACTCAATAACATCACCACCGTTGTAATCTATTACTTCTTGGATTTCGCCGGTATCTTTTCGTGTAACAACACGATGATTACCAACTTGATTACGAAGTCTAAACTTTCTTGCCATAATTTTGTCCTCCTAAATACTGAAGTTAATTAAACACTACCGTGAACAATACCGGTGTTACCGTTGTAATCAGCACGTAGCTGAGGAACAACAATAGACATGACTTTGAAATTCATCATCATGCCACCCTCGGTAGGCCATTGGATAGTTGTAACGTCCATACCAACAACCATACGTACAACGTCTGGTGTCATTTGAACTAACAACAGTTGCGTACCACTTAAGAAGTGGGCAGTACGTACATCTTGAATATTTTCAATAGAACGGATACGCTCACGGAAAGTGTTACTACCTTTAGAGCTGCTAAANTCTTCNTCNAAGAANTCATCCCANGCTGGCGATGCGTAAAGCATGTACGGACCGTAGTGGTTCGCAGCATAGGCTTGGCTACGCATTTCAAGGATTTCATTCAACGTTACGTTACATCGTGATTGGCTGACGTAGGAGCAGTAAGCGTCTTAGTCAAACGACCAGTGTAGTTGGTTAAACCATAAATGGTTCCACCACCAAAAGCATACGTAGAGGCTTCACCAAGGGTGAGCTTCTCAGTTTGCTCAGCAACTTTACGTGCAGCAAGTTGAGCATTGGTAGTGTCCAAAGGCATACCACGCTCACGGCTAACTGCGATTTCACGTGCAGTAAAGAAGAAATCTTTATGCGTGATAGGCAGTGGCAAAGTAAGCAAGTTGTACTGAGGTCGGTCGGCCGATGCACGATTAATACCGTCCATTGACATTTCGGCATCAGTAATATCCGATTGGCTCTCTGTTTCCAGAATGGTTTTACCCATACCATTAGGAATGCTGTAAGTTAATCCAGCACTACGGATATCGCTAACTACTCGCATTTGCGTTTGAGCAGCTTCTACAACTGCTTCGTCCAAGTGAATCCACTCGTCTTTACGCAAAGTAGCAGGAGCATTTGTTACGAACGTCTCTGCTTGACCATTGTTAGTAATGGTTTGGAAAGAACGTTGATCGTTAGGATCAGTGCTTTTCCAAGGACGCAAAGCGTTTACATCGAAAT